ATAACGAAGATATTTATACTGCTGCTAAAGGGGTTGCAATGACTGAACTGGGAGGAGGACCTGGGTTGCAAACCAACTCTTTCCAAACCTGTTCTTTAGCCGTCTCTTTTGATATTTAAAAATGAACATTCATAACGAAGCCGAACTTATCTTGGTTATTGGGAGATTGGAAGGGAAACTTGACGCTTTTCTGCAAATGCACAGGTCCCACGAAGAAAGACTAAAAACATACGAAAACAGAATCCGTTTATTAGAAAATTCTAAATCTTATGTGTACGGTGTTGCCGCCGTTTTAGGTTTTCTTACATCTTCTTGTTTAATTTTTATTACAAAACTATTTTAAAGGAAACAAATAATGCCTAACGTCCCCACAAGAACAATTTACGACCACAACCTTGGCACAAGCTCTATTGCAACGCAACACGAAAACATGTTGCTAAAAACAAAGCTTAGTACTATTTCTTCAGAACTTTCTTTTAGTGCCGGTGCGGGCAACGGAACCGCCAACAATTTTAGCCACGGTTTTTGCCAGGTAGACTCGCTTATTTTTGATGTGAATAGAGCTACCAACCCTTCGTACCCAAACGCGGTTTCGATTGTGCCGTTAATTAGTGACCGAACTTCGAATGGCGATCCCGATGCGGCTCCCACGACTGCATCATTTAGGGTTTGGGGTCTTAGCGGCGTTGTGGACGTGGAGAACGCGGGTCCGATATGTCGAATCCATCGTTTGCTTGCGTCTGTTGCTCTAACTAGGAACGGTGGAATCAACGGCCACAAGATTGTTCTTGAGGAAAACGGAGAAGAATTTAATTATTTTACTTTTTCTCATGGGCTCGCAACAGCTTCTGTACCTGGAATTTCTCCTATTATTTATAATGGTGTAGCTTCTGCGGGAAGTGTGGCGACAGTAAACCCCCCTATGCATTTTGTTGTAGATTTACTTGATTGCACGTCTGTTGCTTGTACGATGCAAGCCGGTGGAGGAAGTTCAATGTGGTGGGGCTTTGCATATAATCTTTTTTAATACCAATGACAATACCGCGTACTATTTATTCCCGGCATAAACACCTAAAACGCTTTTTTCGAAATGTTGGCGACGGAGATGGACGGACGCTCGACCTTGATTTTACGTCTGGCGTTCTAGATTCCCGCATTTTGTTTACGCGGACAGGCAACGCCACGTTTATTAACAGCAGCGGTCAGGTGCAATGGGCGAACAGCAACATCGCAAAAAGATCAGAAAATCCTGCGCAATGGGGCGGGCCTAATAACATAATTCCGACAACTCCTCCGCCTGGGACTGTAATATCTCCTGGCGGAAATCTTACGGCTGCTCAACTTAACATGAGTGGCAGCAGTTATTGTTATCAGACTGCAACAAATGGCGTGGTTGGTGGTCAGCAATATACAGGAAGCATTTATGTCCGCGCTGTGGCCGGTATAGAAACCGTAACCCTCCGCATAGTAAACTCAAACGACGGAAACAACGGTATTGCTGTAACTCAGGAGGTCGGTACGGAATGGACTCGAGTTTCTGGGTCGTTTACCCCCGCATCGAGCGGGACTCTTATTGACATCGGGCTTGATCAGCGGTCGGGCATCCCAAACGGCGGCTCTGGCAACGCGGCAAATGTGTACGTTTGGGGCCTTCAATTACAACCCGGGGGAATCGCTGGCCCATACCTTGTGACAACCTCATCGGAGAAGTTCGACCAACCCCGCTTCGATCACGACCCGACCACGCTGGCACCGCGAGGGCTGCTCATCGAGGGGAGCGCGACGAATGTGCTGACTGGTTTCGCAGCGGGTGGATGGGGAAGGCAGAACATAAACGGTAGCGGAACTAGTGGAGCATTGGCGAACGGACAAACGGGGCCGGATGGTGTTGCAAATAGCGCTGCGAGAATTACCACCGCTGCGACAACGACGTTTCCTACCGGCATGTTCGTGACCTTTGCAACAAATGCCGCTGGTAATTCCCGTACTTTTAGTGTTTGGCTGCGTGGCGTCGGATCAAACACGACCGCAAGCATTGCGATTGAAGGATCAAACACTCCGGCTGGGGTTGCATCATCGCAGTCTGGGCATTCAGTAACGCTGGCAACCTCAACTAGCGGTAACTACTTACTAGCGTTGGTAACTGGTCTATCTACAACCGCGTGGACTCGGGTAAGCATCAGTCGCACAGACACACAGGCGAGTTCTGACTCATATCGAATCTGCCCTGGAAACCACACCGGCACGATCAGCTCTGGTCTTGCCGTTGATGTGTATGTACCGCAGGCGGAAAGCGGGATTGGCATGTCAAGCACGATCCCCACGGGCGCAAGTCAGGTAACCCGGGCGTTAGATAGCGCAACTATATCAAGTTCTAGCTTTGATTTTCAAACAACTGGCGGCACGTTTCAAGTCAATCATTTTCGAGGCCAGTTTGGTTCACAAGATCGAATGGCGTTTTCTGCCCCATATGCCCCCGGAAGTTGGCTCGGTACGTTTACAGCGTCTGGCAGCAACACCGTATATTTAGGGTGGTGGCTCGGCTTTATTAATACAGCCGTTGGATCTACGTTTAACAGAGCAGCATTTACCTACGGTCAGGCAACGGGAAGCGGGGAGACCTTGCAATTGCCGGTAAAGCTATGCGTTAACGGAGGCACTTGCGTAGACGGGACGTTTGGAAACGGAACGGGTAAGGGTTCAAACGTACCGAACCCCGCTAACATAACCCAGTTTACGATTGGAGCAGGATCACAAACTAGTCCATTCACAACGGCATCTCGTGATTTTCTAAATAATTGCGTGTCTCGTGTTATTTATTGGCCTTTTGTTCAGTCCGACTCAACCCTTCAGAGCCTTACTACATGAAAGACTACTACCTCCGAGCAGACAATGAATAAAAAACTATTAGAAGAAATCCACAATGTTTTAGCAACAACTTTGTTGGACAAGATTAAAAATGGAGAAGCAACCTCTACCGATTTAAACGTTGCTCGTCAATTTTTAAAAGATAACGGTATTGACTGTGTTCCCCAAGCTTCCGAGCCTCTATTAAACTTGGCTAAAATTATGCCTTTTGATGAAGAAGTTGCATGAATGAGTTAGAGCGAAAACTTAAAGATTTTAGAAACTTTGTGTTTTTAGCTTGGGAACACCTGGGGCTTCCTGAGCCTACCGATGTTCAGTTAGACATTGCCAGCTATCTCCAAAAAGGTCCTAGAAGGCGGGTGGTGCAGGCTTTTCGCGGGGTTGGTAAAAGCTGGTTAACAAGTGCTTACGCAGTATTTAGGCTGCTTCACGACCCGTCTATTAACATCCTTGTTGTATCTGCTTCTAAACAAAGAGCTGATGATTTTAGTACGTTTACTCTAAGGTTAATCAACGAAATACCTATTTGCAGACATCTTAAGCCAAAGGAGAATCAAAGAAATTCTAAAATTGCATTTGATGTAGGCCCTGCTCCGCCATCCCAGGCTCCCTCGGTTGTTTCGAAAGGTATTACTAGCCAGATTACAGGAAGCCGTGCGGATCTTATTATTGCAGATGACGTTGAGAGTTTAAACAACTCAGCAACCTTCCTTATGCGAGAAAAGCTATCGTCTTGTATCGCAGAGTTTGAAGCCGTCTTAAAACCAGCAGGAGAAATTCTGTTTCTGGGAACCCCCCAGACAGAGCAAAGTATTTACCACAGTCTTCACGAAAAGGGGTATAAGACTAGGATTTGGCCGTCTAGATACCCAGATACACGTCTAAAGAATGCGTTTGGGGATCGTTTGGCTCCTTTGTTGTTAGAGGGGGTGGAAGGCGATCCTACAGATCCTAAGAGGTTTGGAACTATAGAGTTATTAGAACGCGAAGCCTCTTACGGAAGAACCGGGTTTGCTTTGCAGTTTATGTTGGATTCTACGCTTAGTGATATAGATAGGTATCCTCTTAAGCTTAGTGATATTATTGTTCTGGGTCTTAATCCAGACAACGCACCGGAAAAATTAATTTGGGCAGCAAATGTTGATAACATTGTCCGCGATGTTCCTTGTGTTGGGTTTAATGGAGATCGATATTATGGTCCAATGGATATCCAAGGCAGCTGGATTCCTTACGAGGGCGCGGTCATGGCCATTGATCCGTCCGGTCGTGGCGACAATGAAACCAGCTATGCTGTGGTTAAGATGCTTAACGGTTATCTATATCTGCTTGCTGCTGGAGGATTTGAGGGGGGTTATTCGGAAAAAACAATGTCCTCTTTGGTAGAAACAGCCAAAAAATTTTCCGTTAATAAGTTAATTATTGAATCTAATTTCGGCGATGGTATGTTTTCGGAGCTTCTAAAACCCTATTTACTTAAAACATATCCTTGCACAATAGAAGAAATTAGAAGCAACATCCAGAAAGAACGCCGTATTATAGATACTTTAGAGCCTGTTTTAAATCAACACAGGTTGGTTGTTGACGTATCGGTTATTCGGGAGGACTACGAATCAACCAAGAAACGAGCAATGGATAAGTCCCTGCACTACAGTCTATTTTGGCAGATGTCCAGGATTACGAAAACTAAAGGAGCTTTATCCTTTGACGATAGAATTGATGTTCTAAGCATGGCTATTGGCTTCTGGGTAGATATCATGGCTCAAGACGCCAGCACCAAAATGGACAACCGGAAAGAAGAGTTATTGGACCTGGAGCTAGAGCGGTTCATGGAGTTTGCCGTAGGCAAAAAACAAAAAAAGGGCAACAGATGGATTTAAATTTAAAAATAGAAGATTGGGCTGACTTTACTTCAGAGCTTCTTACTAATTCATGTGATGTCATTATTGCTTATGAGGCTTACTTAAAGAATACGGAGGATGTTAAGAAGGCTGTTTCTTTGGCTCGTTCTATGCACATCCTTAAAAACTCTATTCCTAAGGAACTGTTGGAAGCTGTTAAAAATGAATTTATTTAAAAACAATGTACTAGGACCAAAGAAAACAAATGCCTAAACCCCGAAACTACAAAGAAGAGTACCGTAAATACGGAGCTACAGAGTCCTATAAGAAAGACCGGGCCAGCAGGAATAAGGTTCGTAGGTTAATGATTAGGAAGGGTAGGGTGCGTAAGCACAGTTCTTTAGACATCGACCATAAAGATGGCAACCCCCGAAACAACTCCCCCTCCAACTTGAGAATTGTCCATAGATCGGTAAATAGAGCTAAAAAATAATTAAGGGTTTTTGTTTTATGTCTATTACAAGATTGACAAAAATTAGGTGGAATCCCCTCGATATCGACATCTTTTATGGTCCTTTCGGCGAAGATGATCAGTTTGGTTCTTATTCTTCTTTTCCTAAACCCACAATAACTTTAGAAAAAACCTTAGATGGTGTGGTATACTTTAGTACTCTAGTACATGAGCTTATAGAATTTATTAATGATGTTTATGGTATAAAGCTTAAGGAGAAGGATATAAGAATATTAGAAATAAGCATACTTCAGTTAATCTCTAGTAACCCAGAGTTATTGGACATTGCTAAAGCCCTGTTTAAATTCGATTTAAGACATTCTTCTTCCGAAGGCTCTGTAGATACCCCCGAGTCCTAAAAAGGCTTTATAGCCGATCCTAGGAGCTTTAAACCGCCTCCCGAGGGAAAGCTAAGGACTGTTTTGTATCGGGGATGGCTACTTCCGAGATGGCGGGTTCAGGCTCCATTGGCGTTCCAGTATAT